AGGTTCTACCACCGACAGCGAAAGGCAAGAAGTTTATGCATTGATTACTTTAGTTAATGACTCTGTCATTCGTGCGTCGATTAATCCCTTAGACTCTGGTGAGTTTCCCTACCATGCTGTGCCGTGGCAACGACGTTCCGGCAATTGGGTAGGGGTAGGTATTAGCGAACAGGTTAGAATGCCACAGCGCATGGTAAACGCGGCTACACGGGCACTTCTAAACAATGCTGGTAAATCAGCAGGTTGCCAATTCATTATAGACCAAGGGGCTATCATTCCCGCTGATGGCCGTTGGACGTTGTTGCCCGACAAGATTTGGTATAAGGTGGCTGACTCCGTGTCAGACGATGTGCGTAAAGCCTTTACTTCCGTAGTCATTCCTAACATGACGCCGCAATTGATGTCCATTGTGGAGTATGCATTTAGGTTAGCGGAAGAGTCCACATCCATACCATTGATTACACAAGGCCAATCAGGCAAGACTACGCCAGATACATTTGGCGCAGCGCAACTACAAAACAACAATGCTAATCAGTTACTGCGGGCTATCGGGTATTCGTTTGATGAATATGTTACCGAGCCTGTTATTCGGCAATACTACGAATGGTTATTGCTTGATCCTAATGTGCCAGAAGATGAGAAGGGTGACTTTCAGATTAACGCACACGGTTCGGTAGCTTTAGTTGAGCGGGCTATTCAAGATCAAACCATTATGCAAATGGGCCAAATGGTTAAAGACCCTGCCTTTGGTATGGACCCCAAGAAATGGTTTAAGTTGATGGCCAAGTCTAAACGTCTTGACCCACGCGAGTTGCAATACTCTGAAGAAGAGATGGCTGAGTTGGCTAAACAACCACCACCCCAAGCACCCGCCGTTCAAGCCGCTGCTATTCGTGCTGAAGTGGACAAAGCTAAAATTGTTGCATCGCAACAAGACAGTGCTGAAGATCGTAAAGTATCCTTGCAAAAAGTTAAAGTGGATACCGATCGGGATACCGTCTATGTGCAGGCTGAGCAAGAACGCACTCGCGGAGCTAATGAAGCTAGGATGCGTGAGATTGAAGTTAAGCGTGAGTTGGCCATGTTGGATTACGCTAACAAGCATCAGATTAGCTTAGAAAATGTAAAAGCTATGTTGGCTAAAACGGCTATGACATTAACTGCACAGAAACAATTGGCGGGTATAGGTCATGCAGTTGATTTAGAAAAACATCGTACACCACAAGTTGCTAAGCCTGCGGTTGAACCACCGGGGCGGGCACCTACCGGAAAGGCGTTTGAACTATGATTAATGAATTGATTGGCCGAGTATTTGCCGCACGGGATATAACCCATCGTGCCCATTGGCGCACTTCTAGCTTTGCTCAGCATACCGCTTTGGGAGAATTCTACGAAGCCTTGCCAGATCAAATAGATACAATTGTCGAAACGTATCAAGGCTTGGGAACTTTGGTAGACCCTGATATCATTAAGGCAGACGATGTGCCAGATTTATTGAACTGGCTCAAAGACGAAGCAGATTGGATTGAAGCAAACCGTGAATTGATTAGCATAGGGTCTAACAGCCTATCAAATCTAGTTGACGGGTTAACAGCTACATACTTACATGTGATTTATAAACTCGAGAGGTTGGCGTGACCCTTACAGACGGCGAACGATATCATCCACTCTGGTTGAAGATTGAAAAGCATTTAACGGAACGATTAGGAATACTTCGGGCTAAAAATGACGGGGCTTTAGATGAGACGCAGACTGCGACTATCCGGGGCCAAATAGCTGAAGTTAAAGGATTACTTGGGCATGGCGCCAAAATGCCCGTGCAAGAATAGTGGCAGACCACCGAGAGGCCGTCTGTTTGTTTGCTCCTAACGGAGCTTGTGTTGTGGAGGCTTAAAGATGGAAGCAGTAACTGCTGAATCGAACGACCAACAGGATTTTAACGCTGGTTTTGACTTACTTGAACCCACGGCTACGCCGCCGGTAAAAGAGGACACACCCGAACCTGTTAAATACGCTCAAATTACAGAAGAGGATTTAAAGCGTTTTCAGGAGAATGATAAACGTATTGAAGAAATGCGGGAAACATTTGGAAAACGATTTGATACAGCTTTTGGCAAGATGGGCGGTATTGAACGAACGCTTACGCAGTTAGCATCAGCTACACCGTCTGGTCAAGATGTTGAACTGACCGAGGATATTGTTGCCGATATGGCCGAAGATTTCCCTGAGTTTGCAGAATTGCAACTGAAGACTCTTAAGAAATTTGCACAAACCATAAAGGGAACTGGTCCGGCGCCCCAGCCAATAGATGTAGATGGACAAGTTAATTCTCGATTAATTGCACTACAAATCGAAGCTCTTGAAGACGAGTATCCTGATTGGAGGACTATTGTAGGCGACGCAGAGTCAAACAATGAATACCGCCAGTGGTTATCAAAGCAAGATGAAAGCTATCAGCAAAAGTTAAATAGCACTAATTCTGCCGCAATAATTGCCCGCTCTATTCAGAAGTTTTCATCTGATGCACCTAAACCTAAACCTTCGGCTAGACAAAATCTTATAAGAGATGCTGTTACCCCTAGAGGTGATGGTGGCCCACCCGCGGCAACCAACGCCGATGATGAATTTAACGCCGGATTTACCGGTAGATAATTGGAGATTTAAAAATGACTATGCAAACCTTTGCCCTAACCGCCGGGCGGATTAACAAATTCAAGGGCCAAATTCTTGCCCATGCAGTACCCCTTGAATGTTTAGGCCGGGCAGGACGTCAAGTTAAGATGCCTAAGAACAACAGTGATACGTATGTTGCTCGTCGCTGGTTACCTTATGGCGGCACTGCTACCAACGCTAATACTCAAAACCGTTTTTTCCAAGACGGCACGGGTAACCGCGATGCTGCAATTGCACAAGCACATCTAACGTCTGAGGGCGTTACCCCAACGCCAGATAGCATCACTCCTGTAGATATTACAGTTGTTATGCAACAGTATTCTTGCCTGTATGGTTTTACTGACAAGACTTACGATTTGTACGAGGATGACATCCCTAAGCAAATGATCGAACAAGTTGGCGAACGCGTTACGTTTGTTAACGAAATGATCATCTACGGTGCTTTGCGGGCTTGTACTAACCAGTACTACGGCGGCACGGGCACCACGTTAGCTACAGTTAACGGCGCGTTGACTTTGAACTTAGTTCGTAAGATTGCTAAGAACTTGCAAGCCAACCACGGTAAACCAGTTAACAAAATGCTGTCAGCTTCTGGCAACTACGGCACCGACGCGGTTGCTGAAGGCTACACTGTATACTGCCATACCGATTTGGAACCGGACATTCGTGATATCCCCGGCTTCATCCCGGCTGAGAAGTATGCATCTGGCACGCCTATGCCTAACGAAATTGGTAAAGTCGAGCGTTTTCGATTTATCACTTCTCCTGACTTGCCTTCTGTTCAAGACGGCGGCGCTGCTATTGGCGCGACTGGTCTTTACTCAACCACCGGCACTAGCATTGACGTTTACCCGTTCATTGTTACCGCTCAGGATGCTTGGGGTCAGATTGCAGTTCGCGGTAAAGAAGCGATGGACCCAACCTTTATTCCCCCGGGCGTAAAGTCAAAGTCCGATCCGTTTGGTCAGCGCGGTTACGCCGGTACTATCTGGTGGAAAGCCGTTATGATTGAAAATGCAGGCTGGATGGCTGTCGGAAACGTCGGTTCTAAATCGTTAGCCTAACCGTTTGGGGCCGAGAGATCGGCTCCATTTAAGGAGATTCTTATGTTAGACACTATGACTCGTTATTTATCGGGCGTAGCTGCGGAGCGTGACCGTAATGCAATTCGGCAAGTTTTACTGCCTATTGTGGATCGATTTAGTTCTTTGGCTACTAGCACTGCCGGTTTAGTAATTAAAGCTGGCGGCAGCACATTGGCAAAAACTGGCACGGTAGCTTTTCAAGGTATTGCTAGCGGTGTTCCAGTTACTATTGCAGCTAGCACCGATATGCCCGCTCTTTCAGGTTCTATCACTGCAGCTTCGTACAATATATATGCATTTTTTATTGACTCGGCTAGCGTGGTAACATCTGCTATGGGCACTGAAGCTACTACACTTGCAGGCGTTAAGTTTCCTCCATTCCCGCAAGGTAAAGCACTTGTTGGTTATTTAATCGTAACTTACGCAAGCACTTTTGTTGGTGGCACCACTGCACTTGACACTGCAACAACCGTATACGTTAGCCCTGTAGGACCGTTTGATCCTACCGTGTTAGTGTAATTTATTAATGGAACCACGGCGTTCAATCCTGAACTGCCAACCCATTTAAAGGAAATTGAATCATGGCAACTTTTACACAACCTGTTGGACTTACCATCAATCTTGTTAACGCAGGTCTTGTTGCTGGCACCACCAGCACCTATACCACCACTGCAACTACCGTATGTTCTATTAATGGCAAATTTGCTACGGGCTTAACCGCTCAGACCAATACTGCTACTCCTACCACCGATGCAGTTACTGGCGTAGCATTTAATGCTGTGCTGGCTAACAACTGCTGCGCGTTGGTATACGGTGTTAATGCTGCTGGCGCTATCAAGCTAGTGCAAGGCCCATCTGTAGCAACTGCTGTCGGTGTAACCACCACTGTTGGCGCGTTTATAAACTCGCCTCAGTTCCCAGCATTGCCTGATGACTTCTGTGCTATTGGCTACCAATTAGTGCGTGTTTCGCCTACCGGCGCTTCATTCACTCCCGGCACCACCAGTTGGACAGCTTCTGGTATTACTTGCAGCACGATCAAAAATGTTTCTATGCTTCCTGATCGTCCGCAAATCTCGTAATGTAGACACACAGCGGGGGGAATCCTCTCCCCGTTGTTTCATTTAAGGAGCTTATTAATGAACGCAGCAGATACCCCTGTTCGTAAAAATCGCCGTGAACTTCATGTTGGTGATATACCTATCGAACAAAAAGCCGACATTCTAGACATTCATGACCATGAGTCAGATGTTATTGTCGCGCATACTGTTGAAAAATCTGATTACTTGGATGAACTGACTTTTAACGAAGAGCCAGTTACTATTCGTCTTGAGCCATCGGCCGAAAAATTTGCGTCTAAATGGGTGCCATGTTGGGTTAATGGCAAGGGCGCTGAAGTCTTAGTTAATGGAAAATGGGTTGAGTTTGGTTATCTTCCTGTTTCTCAAATGTTAACAACCAAACGTAAATACGTAGAAGTGCTGTTACGTTCTAAACGTGATTCAGTCAATACAAACGTGATTGAGCGCGACAATGAAGACCCACAAAACATCATTGAACGTAGTACTACGTCTACCGCGTTGTTTTCTATTATTGAAGACCGCAACCCACGGGGGGCGGAATGGGCAACTGAGTTACGCCGCCGTTTAGGATAACTTATGAACTTTTTGGCGCTTTGTCAAAGGCTACGCCAAGAGTGCGGTATTTCCGGCTCTGGCCCCGCCACGGTAGTGTCTCAAACTGGTAACTTAAAACGTATTGTAGATTGGACTAACACTGCATGGATGGATATCCAGACCACCCATCAGGATTGGGATTGGATGCGGGCTAGCGCCTCCTTTACCACGGTGACAAGCCAAGCTACATACGCTTTGGGTACCGGTACAGGACAAGTAGGTGTTAGCACCGCTACCTTTGGTAAATGGGCTAGAGACACGTTTCGTAACTATGTTACGTCTGTAGGCACGCGCAGTGAAGTATTTATGGACTATATCCATTATGATACTTGGCGTGACTCTTACATGTACGGCGCATTGCGAAATACTACTACTCGACCGTTGCAAATGACAATAGCGCCGGATAAGTCCGTATGTTTAGGACCACCACCTATTGCTGGTTACACTATAACGGGCGATTACTTTACCGCTCCGTATGAAATGAGCGCGGATGCAGATATTCCTAGTTTGCCTACGCAGTTTCACATGGCTATTATTTATCGCGCCATGATGGCTTACGGCGCTTACGAATCCGCACCCGAAGTATACCAACGTGGTGAACTAGAGTTTGGTAAATTAATGCGACGTATGACGGCTGACCGCGTTCCTGAAACGACATGGGGCGGGGCCTTATGCTAAAAATGTCCCCGGTAAAGTATCAGTCAATTCCATTAGTAGGGGGTTACGATATAGCAACCCCCTCACTTTTGTTACGGCCGGGTGCTTTTCGTAATGGGCAAAATTTTGAAATAGCTACTAATGGTGGGTATTCCCGTATTGCTGGTTACGAACGATATGATGGGCAAGCTAGACCTAGCGATGCTCAGTATAAAATTGTACAAGTTACTTCTTTTACTAATACCCCGTCTACAAATCAAACTATTACCCAAGCCACTAGCGCAGCTACCGGCGTTATTGTTTATGTTGGCTCAAATTTTATGGTGGTTACTAAAGTTACTGGATTTTTTGACGAAACCCATCAAATTACTACGCCGGGGCCAGTTGTTGTAGGCACGGCAACTACGCAAACTGTAGCGCCTACTTCGGTAGAAAACTCGCAGTATTTAAATTTAGCCGCCGACGAATACCGCGATGACATACAACCTGTGCCGGGGTCTGGTGCTGTGCTAGGTGTAGTTGGCGCTGTATTTTCAGGTGTAGATAACGTATATGCTTTTAGAGCTAATGTTGGTGGCACTGCCGTAAACATGTACAAATCTTCTGCTTCTGGCTGGGTGCAAGTTACTTTTTACAATGAAGTTGTGTTTACCGCTGGCGGCACTGCTACTCCCGCCGACGGGGCCGTTTTGACTCAAGGAGGCGTGACGGCTACTGTTAGACGAGTAGTTACCCGCAGCGGAGTGTGGACAGGAACTGCCGCCGGCGCGTTTATTATAACCAATCCGGTAGGGGGTAACTTTGCCGCCGGCGCGGCTACGTTAACCGGCGGAGCTACGGTAACGCTTAGTGGTATTCAAACCGCAATTACTCTTGCTACCGGCGGTAAATTTGAGTTTGTTTCTGGTAATTTTTCCGGCCAATTAGGCACGTTACGCATATACGGATGCGACGGCGTAAACCGCGCGTTTGAATTTGATGGCACTACATTGGTGCCAATTGCTACCGGCGCGTCCCCAGACGCTCCTAAACATATTGCAGTTCATAAAAATTATTTGTTTGTGTCTATTCAAAGCTCTATATTTTACTCTGGTGTAGGCACTCCGTTTAGATGGGGCGCGGTAGACGGTGGCGGTGAAATAGCTACTGGAGATACCGTGTCTAACATGCTAGTATTACCGGGTAACCAAAATACTGCTACTTTAGTTGTTACGGGGCAAGGCAGTACATCTATGTTATACGGCACTTCAGCTGCTACGTGGAACTTTGTCACATATAACAGCGGGGTAGGTGCTAGAGATTACTCCGCACAAAATATGGCGGATACTTACATATTTGATGATCGTGGCGTGTTCTCAGTACAAACTACTTTAAATTTTGGTAACTTTGCTTCGGCCTGCTTGACGCAAAACATTAAAGCGTTTATTGCGGAAAAACGAACTAAAGTTTCATACTCAACAGTATCTCGTGAAAAAAATCAATACCGCGTATTTTTTAACGACGGATATGGGCTTTACTTAACCATAGTAAACGGCAAATTTATGGGGTCCGCCCCCGTGTTTTTTGACCATCCAGTGTATTGCGCTTGGGAAGGTGAAACTTTTGCCGGCGCGGAAGTTTCGTATTTTGGCGCAGCAGACGCAGGTTACGTCCACCAGCTAGACGTTGGGTCCTCTTTTGACGGCAATAATATTGAAGCCTTTGTCACTTTAGCGTATGATTTTGCTGGCTCCCCACGGTTGTTAAAGCAGTGGCGCCATGCAAGTCTTGAAATGCAAAGTAACTATTACGCCGCGCTAAGTTTTGGTTATAATTTTGGCTACAGTTCTCCTGAGTATGACCAACCCGGCACTGTTTCGTATGAGTCTAGTTTCTCTGGTGCAGTGCCTTGGGATGTATTTACTTGGGACGCGTTTGTGTGGGACGGAGTTACATTAGCCCCAACAGAAATTGACATAGCAGGAACAGCGGAGAATATACAAGCAACGATTAGCTCTACGACAGATTATATTTTTCCGTTTACTATTAATAGTATTATTTATCACTACACCCCGCGACGCGGATTGAGGTAACACATGGCTAACTCCTATTATAACCACGGCACCTACCCAACTGTAGGCGCGCCGGGTTCATCCTCCGCATTGCGGTCTGAATTAGACTTAATCACCGCCGGTTTTAATCTTTTACCTACAGTTTCAGGCAATGGCAACAAAGCGCTCGTTGTTAACGCAGGCGGCACAGCGGTGACAGTAACTACAGGCGCGTTAGCTCTTGCAGGCGATTTTGCTACTACGGGCGCTTATAATACTACGTTAGTGCAAGGCGCTACTACGTCTCTTACCTTGCCGTTGGTCAGCGGCACTCTAGCTACCTTAGCTGGAACTGAAACATTATCTAATAAAACTTTAGTAGCCCCTGCATTGGGCACCCCCATATCTGGCGTAATGTCTAATGTTACTGGTTTACCTGTTAGCACCGGTATTAGCGGGCTAGGCACCGGCGTAGCTACGTTCTTAGCCACCCCAACTTCTGCTAATCTAATAACTGCTGTCTCTGATGAAACAGGAAGCGGCTCACTTGTATTTGGCACATCGCCTGCTTTAACAACTAGCGTAACCACACCGTCTACTACGTTTGCGTTACTAAATACAACCGCTACTACTATTAATGCTTTTGGCGCGGCCACTGCCGTTAATATCGGCGCCGCTACCGGAACACTAACCGTTGCCAACACTACATTGGCCGCTAAAGCTATCACCGCTAGCACAACGCTTGGCGTTACCGGCGTAGCAACATTTACCGCTCAACCCATAGTATCCAGTTTAACCGCATCTCAAGCGGTATTTAGCGACGGGTCTAAAGGTTTAGTATCTAATGCTATAACTGGAACCGGCAGCGTAGTTATGTCCGCCAGCCCAACGCTAACAGGCACTATTGGAGCTGCTAGCCAAACATTGAGCGGCACATTAGGTGTTACTGGCGTAGCAACATTTACTGCCCAGCCAATACTATCTAGCTTAACTGCTTCCTCCGCGGTGGCCACTGACGCTAGCAAAGGTTTAGTTAGCGTAACAAATACTGGAACTGGCGATAACGTATTGTCCGCCAGCCCAACGCTAACAGGCACTATTGGAGCTGCTAGCCAAACATTGAGCGGCACATTAGGTGTTACTGGCGTAGCAACATTTACCGCTCAACCTATTGTGTCTAGCTTAACGGCTAGCAAGCCGGTATTCACTGACGCCTCTAAAGGGCTGACCAGTTCTGGCACTTTAGCCTACGATCAAGGTGGCACGGGGCAAACGTCGTATGCTGCTGGCGATATTGTTTATGCTAGCGCTATCAATACTTTAGCTAAGTTGCCTATTGGTTCCGCCGGTCAGCATCTTATTGTATCCGGTGGGGTTCCAAGTTGGTCTACTGATGCAGCGCTTGGCACGGTTACTAGCGTTGGCTGGACCGGCGGCATTGTCTCAGTGGCCACGGCTACTACCACACCCGCGTTTACTATTGCTGGCACAAGCGGCGGTATCCCTTACTTTTCAAGCGCTAGCACATGGGCTACTTCGGCGGCACTTGCAGCTAATGCATTGGTCATCGGCGGCGGCGCTGGCGTAGCGCCTAGCACCATTACAACCGGCACAGGTGTAGTAACTGCGTTAGGTGTTAATACCGGTTCAGCAGGTGCTTTTGTAGTTAACGGCGGGGCATTGGGTAGCCCGTCTAGTGCGGGAACCATACCAGCATTCACGCTTGGGGGCACAGTAGCAGGTGGTGGCAATCAGATTAATAACGTAATTATAGGAACTTCTACACCACTAGCAGGTTCATTTACTTCTATTGCAGGCACTTCAATTACCGACTCAGGCTTAACATCTGGGCGTGTAACTTATGCAGGGACAGGCGGGCTTTTGGCTGCTTCGGCTAATTTGACTTTTAGCGGCACTGCATTAACACCTAATTGTCTTTTAGATATATCAGGAGCGTCTGGCGGTCAAATTCAATTTCCTGCAACTCAAAATGCCTCATCTAATGTTAATACGCTAGATGATTATGAAGAAGGCACTTGGACTCCAGTACTTAATTTTGGTGGTTCTGCTGGAGTTTTAATATACAATTATCAAAATGGCACTTACACAAAAGTTGGAAATGTTGTAACTGTCAGATGTTATATAGCAATAAGTACAAAAACTGCGGCTACTGGTGCGGCAACACTTAGCGGACTGCCTTACGCAACTAAATCAACTGCAAATACATACACTTCAGCATATATGTATATATCTAATGCGAGTAGTATTACTAATGCTTTAATGTCTTATGCGCCTCCAGGATTCTCTTTCTTTAATTTAGGGCAAGGGAATGGTTCTACTGGATATAGTGCGCTTCTAAATGGAAATTTTGCCGCTGGTGATTTTATACTTCAATCAACATATTTTACTGATTAACTACACCAGATTAGTGTAATTGGATAACTTAAAGGAAATTTAAAATGTCATTAACTAAACAGCAAAAGATTGACCAAATCACTATAAACGAGAATGGTATCGTTCTCTATCGTGAAGTCACAACAATTTTAGAGGACGGTAAGGAGATTAGTAAGACTTACCATCGTTCTAGTTTATTGCCAGGACAAGATTTAACGGGCGTTCCTGCTAACGTAGTGGCTATTTGTAACGCGGCTTGGGCTAAAAAGTAATTGCGGCTTATCAAGCGTAACAGCAAAGTAATCAACTATGAACCTCCCTACAATCCCCGCTGATAAATTAGGGCATTTCTTTTATGGCTCTATCATCACATCTATTATAATGTGCATGACACATATCGTCTGGCTCTCATTAGGCGTGTGTGCCGCTGTAGCGTTTCTTAAAGAGTTTACTGATTGGCTTGCTAATTACAAGGCTCAGAAGCAAGGATTGCCACCTCCACACGGTGTCGAGTTTATGGACTTCGTAGCTACGGTAGGCGGTGGAGTAGTAGTCATTTTATCCTACTTAATATAAAGAAAACCAAACAGATTATGGGTTCATTTGAAATTGCGGGCGGCTGGTTAATTGAAAAAATAGCACCCGCGCTCGGCGGGTTATTTGGCGGTTTAAGTTTAGCTATGTTTTGGACTCCTGAAAAATTACGCGAAAAAGGAAAAGTTGCCAGCGTTTTTTTAGCCGGTGGCATTTCAGCGATGTCGGGGTTTGCATTGACTGGTTTTGTAGCTATAAATTTAGGAATTAATCAAGAAAAGGTAGATTTAATTATTGGTCTTAGTTGGTGCTTGGGGCTGTCGTCTGTAGCTTTTATGAATTGGATTTCAAATTTTATATCTAAACGTCAAAATTTAGATATTTTAGAAGTTGCCAACGAAATAAAATCAAACACTCGTTCTGCCCAATTTAGGAAAACGTCGGCTTCTAAAACAAAGGCGGCGCGAACAAAAACAACCCGAAAAATTGTTAAAAAATGAGTATTTTTATGTGGCTTTTAATTGTTTTAATTGTTGAAGTTATTGCTATATTTTGCGTTGCTTTTTTGTCATTTAGTGGTTTTTTTTCAGCCTTAAGAGTTTTGACAAAGTTAGGTATTTTGTTGATTACAATGGGGTTGTTAGTTCAGACAGTGCGAACATTTCATTTTTTTGACTACGGAGTATATCCAGTAGATACAATTTTTCCACTTTGGGTCACTAAAGATATTGGTGCGTCAATTTTAATTTTTGATTTATTTTTAAACAGGCGGGGTAAAACGGAGTAGTGTTTGTTGTTAGTTACATAATATAAGGGGAATCCATCGTCCCATTTTGATGGAAAATTTCATGGAGATTAAAAATGGATGAAGTTACATTGAAGCTATTGCCACAGGAAGCTGTGGATATTATCAACATTCTGGGTCAACTGCCAACGCAATCAAATGCGTTTCCGCTGTTTGCTAAATTAAAAGCTCAATTTGAAGAGCAAGTAAAGCCAGCTCCAGTGGATGACCAAGCTGAAAAAGCAGGCGGGACTGACTAATATGGATAACCAGCAACTGTTTAACGTGATAGTAGCGGTTGCTGGTTTCTTAGCCGTCTATGTTATTAATACAATGACAAGAGCAATCCAAAGATTAGAAGACAAAATTAATTCAATGCCCAAAGAATATGTGGCAAAAGACGATTACAAGTCAGATATTACTGAAATTAAAGAGATTTTGAAGCAAATATTCGATAAATTGGATAATAAGGCCGACAAATGATCATAAAAAAATCTGTCCGCCGCGCGCCTCGCAAGTCCGCTGAAATTAAGACTGAATCTAGTGCTTTAGACAAAGCAATTGACCTGATAAAATGGGTTGATACGCCGTTTAAACTGTTCGGAGTTGTAGTCTTAACCATCCTTTTTGGCTTTGGTTATTTTGCTTGGGATTCTAGACAGGTCATTCTTAATGCTATAACGAGCCATGAAAAGCTACCACAGCTCAAAGAGCGTGATGCGATGATACCGGTGGCTGAGACACTGCAAAAGGATTTAGATGCAGTCACGGTGGTTGTGCATAAAGTAAATTTGGTTACTAATACACGCACAACAATGTTTGCGTTTGGTGAGAAGGGTTTAGATAGGTTATTAGATGGGTTGGTTTCTAGTTTATTTGGCGCTGATCCTTCACGTAATAATGCTGTGATCCAGATGTTGGCGGGTGAGGTAGCTTGCGATAAGTTGGTGGTTGTGGGCAAATCCAGTGAATGGGAATCTAAGCAGGGCGGCAGATTTGTTTGTCGAGGTAGCATTCCACCACCAGTGGGTGAGTTTGCAGGGTATGTGTCAGTTACCTGGAAAGCAGAACCACAAGATTTAACATCTGTTAAAACTCGGATTAATTTTGCTAGTTTAGAGCTTGCAAAGTGAAATGGTTATTAATTGTTCCAATTACTTTTTTTTGTTTGTTTTTGGCGTGGGCGGATAACAAGTGTAATCTTGCAAATTTTAAATACATAGCGTTAGCTACGCACAACCCAGAGCAAAGATATAGACTTACTTTAGATTGGATTAAGAAAAACGGCGCAGGATGTAACAAGTCTCAGTTAATGTTGATTAAAGAAAATGAAGCGGCAGTTTTAGGCACTGCGGACAGTTATGAATTTCGGGCGTTACTAGATGAATTTTTAGAGGGAAAATAACATGTTTGGATTAGACGCATTACTAGGCATTGGTGGCAAACTAATAGACAAGCTCATTCCCGATCCAGAAGCTAAGGCTAAAGCACAGCTGGAACTCGCGCAATTAGCCCAAAACGGTGAGTTAGCGCAGATGGCTAATGATACCAAGTTGTTTGAGACTGAGCAAACCAACGTGTCAGACCGCTGGAAGGCTGACATGGCGTCGGATTCTTGGCTCAGCAAAAATATACGCCCTATGACTTTAGTCTATATCCTGTCTGCGTATCTTGCCTTAGCGCTTATGGACGGCTTTGGTTTTCACATTGCTGAAAGTTATGTAACGCTCTTAGGGCAGTGGGGTATGCTTGTAATGGGCGCTTACTTTGGCGGCAGAACTTTAGAGAAGGTAATGAATAAAAAATGAAAAGTCTAAGCAAATTAGGTATCGACGATAAATGGTTAGCACCTCTAGAAGCGGTGTTTGCTAAATACAATATGAATACCCCAGAGCGCCAAGCAGCGTTTATCGGCCAATGTATGCATGAATCTGGTAACTTTAAAACTTTACAAGAGAATTTAAACTACTCAGCGGATAGAATGCACATTGTTTGGCCTTCTAGATTTCCTACTTTAGATTCGGCCAAACCTTACGATCGTAACCCTGAAAAGATCGCTAACAAGGTATACAGCAATAGAATGGGTAACGGTAATGAAGCATCGGGCGAGGGCTACAAATACCGCGGCCGTGGATTGATCCAGCTGACCGGTAAAGACAACTACGTAAATGCCGCTAAAGCATTGGACGCTGATCTTGTGAACAATCCTGAATTAGTATCGGAGCCTAAATACGCTGCGTTAACAGCAGGTTGGTTCTGGAACAAGCGTAATTTAAATGCAGAAGCCGACGCTAAAGACTATACTGGCATGACTAGAAAAATTAACGGCGGGGTTCTAGGTATTAACGAGCGTATTGCTCGTATTAACGCAGTTTTAGCGGAGTTACAAAATGCCTGATATTAACGGAAATGCCAATCCATTTATGGTTGCCGCCCCGCCGGCGGGCGATATTAACGGAAATGCCAATCCAGTTATGGTTGCCGCCCCACCGGCGGGCAATATTAACGGAAATGCCAATCCAGTTATGGTTGCCGCC